GTACATTTCTTGCTCCAAGCTATACGTCATGCTTATGAGAGTTCCGTCTCCGCATACAGCCCAAAGGATAGATTGATTTTCGAACTCTTGTTGATAGTCAAAATTCTTGATGCCCGAATTAGTAAGGTGCTGAGAATAACTAAGTACATCTTGAGACATGTACTTATTCGTGAACACCGAGAATAACATCTGGTTAAAGTTGGTTCCGCGTCTTTGAACATAGAACGCAGCATTACCAATGATTTTACCAGCTTGTCCTTGTATAGATCCATTAGCTGAATGCTCTACGGCTGTAATGGATGTAGGGCTAATAGCAGTGTTAGGCTGTCCTGAGCCTATGATCCACTCTGCCGCAGCTAGTCCTGCCATAAGATCTGTTTGAGCATTAAGCCAGTTGATAGGACCGCGGCTAGGTGCGTTTAAATCAAAAGCTAGGCCGTATGTAGGCTGAGACTGATCTATTAGCGCAAAGTTCTCTATGTCGTTTGTTTGTGTAGCCCAAACGCGTTGTGGTTGATATGACGTTGAAGCATACCACATACGTTGCTGATATACAGTTACGGCTTGCGGGTATCCTCTAACATCAGACCATGCACCTTCTGACCAAAATGTTGTAGGCGTTGTAGCATATAAAGCATGTCCAACAACTGTAGCTGTAGCTGTGTAAAGAGTGCTTACGCCTGTAATTTTAACCAGTCCGTAAACGTATTGATTATTTGCTGTAAGGACAACGCGTGGCGGTGTGGAGCTGGCAACAGTTGCTGTACTCCCACCGATAAAGCTAAAAGTATATAAACCACCAGTAAGCTCTTGGCCTGAGATTGAGTAGTTTGCATCGTTCTTACTAGTTAAAGTTACAATGTTTTGATAAGTGGTTCCGTTGTCGTAGCTAACTTGGGCTGTAAAGTTACCTGTCCAAGTGCCATAGGTTTGTATTTCCCATGTTCCAATAACGTAAAGTGTAGTAGTTCCGCCATTCCAAGAACCACTACCAAAGTTGTAATTGCCAGCACTTATAGTTGCAGCATCAAATTCTATGTTGGACGTAGGACGATTGTACGCTAGTTGCCAATAGGATCCAACATGCCCAGATAAGAAAGTGTTTTGCTGTGTCCAATATCCAAGAGCTAAATCCTGACCAAACGAGCCACTGGAGTTTGATGTGTTGGATACAATACAATTATAGATGTAAGTATTAACTCCGTCTGGACTTCCGCTTACTGTATTGCCTGGCACGTAAACAGTGCTGTTAGCCCAAGCTGCATTAGGGTTAGCTGATAGCGTAATACTGCCAGACGTAGCAGAAGCTGTTAGAGTTAAGTCTGTAGCGTTCTCATCCAACATTGCTGGCGTGAGAAACTGAACTTGCTGCATTGTCCAGTTGGTATCTGAATAACGTGTTAGCTTCCAAACGGGGTAGTTAGGATGAACTATATAAACAACGTCGTTTATTTGTTCAAATTGTAAGCTGAATATATCAGCAGCCCAATAGTTAGGAGCTGTAAAGTTATTAGCGTTGTACGGCGTAGGTACCTGAAAAGCAGTTTGAGATCTCCAGAAATTGTTACCAATGGTTGTTCCTGGACGATTGGTGCTGCTAGCTAACACAGGTCCGTTGTAACAATAATAAGTTACTCCTGCATAAACCACATAAGCTCCTATAGCGTACCATGTGCCGTTAGTGTACGTTGGTAAGGTAGACTGTACTGTCTGTATCTGTGTAGCTGTAGTGCCACCTGTGTAAAATCTTATACCATTCTGAAAGAACTCTAGTATGTAAGTTGTTCCAGGAGCGTATTGAAACTTAACTAGTCTTGAAAGTGGGGATGTATAAGCACCACGCGTCTGTCCTCCCTGTGCTACGAATTGCGTACCAGGACGTCTTGTAGCTCCTCCCTGTTTCATAGGAACCATATTCCTTAGCTTGCGTGCGGCCTTTCTGTAGTTAGGCAAATCAACGCGAGAGTCCAACGTAGGCGACCATTCGCCTGCTGTGAACGCAGAGAGAGTATTAAGCGTGTGTGGCATTATCCGTTAGTGCTTCTCCAACGACTCCTGATGAATCGGGATTCGCTTACGATATTATACCGACGTAGCTTATCTTCACCAGCATTTTTAGTACGTGCTTCAGAAAGAACTTGTTTGTATTCTTGTCTAAGACGTAACGAAAGGGTAGCATCATCTTTACGCAGATCCGTGGCTATAGTTGCCGCGAGCTTTAAAGTTAATGCGTCTGTAAAAAGTGCATCATACTTGGTGGTATCTTGCTGATACTGGACGTACTTAATGTTAGCGTATGTCTGATTGGTATAGAGAGCATTTTGGAATATCTCGTGGCTTGCCCCTTGGCTACCAGCCGTACCCCATGCTGTTGCTCCTCCGCCCCATACATTGTTGTTATTAAGCTCTATAAGAGTGATAAAGTCGCCAGGTAAGGCATAGGCATAAGCCCATTCACTTGCAGGCACTGTGTTGCCAGGAAGTGGTCCTAAATAGGATGCAGAGAATAAGTTGGTCTGGAACCAATAACCTTTTGTTAAATCTCCTGCAAAATTGGTAGATGCTACGTTAGCTATCAAACATTGATAGAGATAACCCGCATACGTTACGTAAGCATTAACAGCGTAGGACACACCTGGAGTCCATACCGTTGCTGTTGATGGGATGTCTGGATTGTTTGGATTGGTTGCCGTTGATGGAACAACAAGTTGTGGCAACGTCGCCAGAGCCTTTAAACAATTCCACGGAGCTTCACGAGCTACCGATCCAAACGCTTCGTTCCATGCTACATTACATGCAATAGCATTAGCATCTGTTTGGTTGTTTATAGATTGTATCTTCCGTTGCCCTAATTGCATTAGAGCCAGATTACAAATGTCTGTCTGCGAGAGTTGTTGCATGTTATAAAAAAGTTAGGGCTACCACCAGCGTCCAACTCGCGGATGATAGCCCATATACTCTATGACGCCGAATTAAGGTTTAATAACCCTTAAGCGGAATACTAAGGTACCACCAGTTGTAACGGTGGCTAATGTTGCGAATGTAGCAAATATCCATGCGCCTGACACACCAGTGCCAGCAGATGAACCTGTAGGCTCAACAGCTAATGCACCAATTTGGTAAGGGATGTTTAATGATACGCCACCTGTAAAGCCGATCTGCGTTGTTGTAGCAGCAGCGACGTTTAAGGCAGTTGAGTAGCGAGTAGCTGATGCAACTACAGCAGTGGAACCATAAATATAGTTACCAGTTGTGTCGTCGTCACCTACGGTGATTGTAGCAGTTGTTGCTATACCAGTTGAGCAGACAGAGCTGTAAGCTGGATCAATCATTGTACCTGGTTGTCCCAAGTATAAACGGATTGTGTCCGATGCTGCTTCTGTGCCTGTCATCGTGTACGTAGCAATAACTTCTTTTACAGAACCGATTTCTAATGCTGGATCGTTAAATCCTGGTGAACTTCCCTGAGCGGTCATACCGCCACCTGGGAAGTTTAGGAATGGTTGCTGTTCTGTTGCGATTGAAGAATAAAATGTAGCCATGGTAGTTTGTTCCTTTGTTAATTATTATTCTTATTGTGTTTCGTCACAGGAGATGAGAACTACGCCAGCTTCTTCCATACGAGTTGCACCAGCAAAGTATGTGGTACGAACTTGAATTGCATGGGATTGCTGAGGTAAGATGTCGATCTTTGTGGACTGACCCTTTGTTTCACCAAGGAGTAAGAACTTCTTTTGGTAAGCGATACAGCTACGGATTGAAGGTGTACCAGCGGTTGGTAGTAATTGAGTGCGAACAAAGCGGAAGCCAGCGAACTCATCAAGACGGCCTTTCATTAAAGCACGAACGTCGTTGTAGAGAACTGAGTCTACTTGGTCTACATTCAACAACAAATCATAAAGCTGTTTAGCTGCATAGACTAAAACGCGATCGTTTTCTGGAACGTCGTTTGCGTCTAATACGTAAACTGCTTCAAGCAACTTTGCTAGGGTCATGCCTGTGTTTGTGTTGCCTGGGAACTGTACGCCAATTTGCTGAGAAGAAGGTAGTGCAGTTGCTGTTGTTGCTTGTGCGCCTGTATAGTTAGTGCCAAGTGCAGCGTTGATGATGAGCTGATCCTTTAAACGATTAACAGCGATAGCGTGATTCATCGCGATAATGTTCTGTGGATCAGGGAGTGAACCGAGAAGAACTGAATCATCCTCGTCAATCCATGTAGCTTTTTGATAAGCTGTTGGGATGACCCAACGGATAGCTGTAGGTACATCAGATGGTTCTGTCACTGCTGCACGAGCTGTTTTTTGGCTCATTGCATAGGACTGTGATCCCATTTGATCGTAGCGTTTTTGGTTACCAGCCACTGTGTCAGACACGTACATGCCTGCTAAACGGTGGTCGATTTGTTGCGCCATAATCTCGTGCCAGACTGTATCGAAAGCTGGCTCGTAATGCGGCGGTAGTGTAATAACTCCTGATGCCATTGTAGTAAAAAATTAAGTAAGTTGTTTTCTCTATCGTTTGTTGCCCTACCCCCAGAGTATCACTTACGCGGTCTGGTTCTCGGAGCTGGTTATCCGATCGACCGCTGGGTCTAGCTAAGCTAGAGTGTCCTTTGTGTGGATCTGGCCCTATTGCAAGAGCCAGACCCCAGATCTGTCAAGTGGTTTCCTCGGTAGAAATACCGATTAAATCCTTTTCACGTAACATAGTAACTAACTCACCATCAAACTCCCAGTCGTCTCCTGCCACGTTTTTGACCGCTACCCTATCGCCGACCTGTACCCAGTCGCATTTAGGGCCACGTCCAAGGACGGTAGCAAAGACGGTAGGACTAAAACGAGGGGTACGCTCAGCTATTGCAGGAATAACTATGCCTCCCATCGTTGTCTCTTTTGGTCTATCTTTTAACACTAATACTTTAACGCCAGTTGGAATGACGGTTCTCATTATTGTTTTTTAGGGACTTGAATAAACTCTGTTGTTGGTTCAACTATCTCTATATCAGATAGTTCTGTCAATTTATCTTTGTTTGTAACCTTAAGGATAAGATTCTTAATTGGGTTATTAGTTGGAGGTAATCCTTGGGCCACCCTTCTGCGGGCTTGGATGACTGGCAGGATTTCTTCGTTATACCTTTTGGCGGCTGCGTTGGAGTCAACGGAGACTTGCGTGACTTTCTTGGCTGCTTTTTTGGCATATTGTTGTTCGTAGAGCTCGTCGTCGTGAGTCTCTTGAGCTTGTAGCTCCCTGTAAAGATCTTCGTGATTAGCCATTAGCGTGACCCTCCTCTTTGCGGACGATTGGATGCAGCTTTGACCCATAGCTTATTAACGCGGTTTACCACCTCGTCATGGTTCTTATGGTTCTTATCCCAGTAGGCTTTATAGTCTGCATGTTCCTTATTAGTCGAAACATCCCTAGCTGCGGCGTTAGCTTGCTCAGGAGTCATTTGGTCTGGGGACAAAGACATGTTCTTTGCACTTTCTCCCTTTACCATACTATCTTCGCCTAGAGCTTTGCCTACCCTAGTCATAATAGCCAAAAAGGTGGCATTCTTGTAAAGGGGGTTCTGTGGGTCTGCTCCGTAACGAGCTCCTGCGCGTTCAGCCAAGTCTTTAGCTTTGCCATAATCTAAACCTTCCCTTTGAGCTACCTCGCGGAATAGAGCGTCTTGTTTCTGAAACCACTCTTGTTCCATCTTCTGGTTCTGTTCTATAATCGTTTTGGTGTGGGCTATTTCGGCCTGTGCAAGCTTTTGCATAGCCGTAGGGGACAGACCCTCCTCATGTGCAACCTTTGCCATCATATTGGCGTAGTTTTGATCCCAGAGGTTGTCTGGTAGGTCTTGTGGTTTAGTTAGGTTATAGCCCTCTGGATTCTCGGGAGCGCCATTAACACGGCGTATTATAGCCTGATGTTCCGCCTTCATCTCTGGCGTAGCATCCTTTGGTAATGGGTCAATGATACCTTTTTTGGTCGCTAGAGTTTTTAAACCACCCCATGCTTTTACAAACTCATCGTGAGTTTTATAACGCTCTAAATCTGGACGCATTTTACGTACTTCATCAGGAGCTTTATCAAAAGCTGTATGATCTAATGTGCCATCTTGTTTAATCCAAGATGTAAACCATGCCTCAGATTTGTTCTCGGTAGTTGCCGTTGTAGCCTGATCCGTCTTTACCTCCGTTCCTGAGAACGAAGAATAGTTAGGATCCAAACTACTTGGACTTGGAGCCGATGGGCTTGGCTGGGATGACTGACTTGTTGCTGTTTGTGGCGTTGGAGCTGCCACTGCTACTGGTTCGGGCATTTGTTGGAATGGGTTGTCCTACTGGAACTTTAGTTATGTTGAGTATCTTAAACATTAGAACGAGCTACCAGCCGAAGCAGCAGCATGACGACGCCATACAACTTCTATGTCGCCCTTCTTTTCCATCTTATCAATTAACTCAGGAGAGTAACGATCTTCGTAAGGCTCGGTAGTAACTTGTACCAAATCGCCATTAACATCTCTTGTTTCTTTAAGAATCTCTTTTTCAATAAATGTGATATGAGATGCACGACGAGCAATGATTTGATCGCGGGCTTTGAAACGTGTGGACATATACTCTCCACCATTCGTGCCAGGCTTTGGACGGCTATCAGTACGGATGACGTCTGCACGTACCCATAACTCACGCGGATCCTTAGGTGCTTCTTCGCCCTCTTTTAGTTTACGTATCTTAATGCCAAGAACATTTTGGAATTTAATTGGAGCCCATTTCTGTAACCAATCTAAATACGCTGGTGTTAAGTCACCTTGCTGTGGGTGCATGTCAGGTATTGGCGGAGCTTTTGGACTGATAACGTCTGGCTTTTGGCCTTCCATTAACGTCTGCACAATCAATATCTTTTCGTTTGTTAGATAGGCTTCTACCGATTTGTGGTAGCTATCACGCATTTCTGCATCCTTCCAATAGATGGTTGTGTAACCGCCTGGGGGATCTAAGCGTGCTAGGACTGTCTTACGACCGCCATTGACGCCGTGTATACGAACAAGCTCATGCTTATCGTTAATGTCTAATACTATTTGTGGAGTAGCCATGTTGGATTATGTTGTTGGTTTTCCTCTGCGAATTTTGAGAGGGCGTGGTTCTATACCTGCCTTTAGGATGTTACCCCTAATGTGGAGATAAACAGAACGCCTACCCTCGTTAAAGTAAGTCTTAAGGTGTGCAATCTCTCCGTCTGTACGTGCTTCCGCAGACAGAGCATTCACCTTACAATGTTTTTCTAAATCAGCCCAGACCAGTCTTTGGTCCGCATCTCTCGTGTCTAACGGCCCGAATACCTTTAAGTAGGCTAGTTCGAGTCTGCGTGCGTGAGAGATGGCGAGCTCGGTTGGATCGAGTGCCATGTTGTGTGTTAGTTAGCTGTAGCTGAGAATCCTTGCGCTGACCAATAAAGAGTAGCACCAGTTGTATTGCATTGAATGTATAATGCGTTACCAGGGCTGCTGTGTATTGGTGTAGTAAAATTAACTATAAATGGAACAGCAATAGTAGATGTATTGTTATGATCTGCGTATCCAGTCCAGATAACAGTTGATCCATCTAATATGCTAACAAGTGTAGACACAGTAGCATTTAAATTAATTAAGGATAGATCTGTTAAATAATTACGTAGCTGGCGTGATCCACCAACTAAATCAGTTTGTGTCTGCCCTGCAATTAGCAGAGTTGCGGTCGTGGTAGCTAAAGCGGTTGTGCCGCTTGTTGCCTGCCATTGGTATCTTAATGTGGTTGGTGTTGCCATGATTTATCCTTGAGCTGATTGAAGTTGATTTGATGCTGCGTCTTGAAGTTGTTGTGGTGCTTTGCCGAGTTTGCCAGCAGCATTTGCGGCAGTCTCTGCATTCTTGAGAGCGTTTTCTTTTGCGATCATCTGAGCGCGTTGGTTACGTAAATCTACGACTTCTTTCATAGAACGGAATGAAGCCTCAGGCATACCAAAGTTACGGCCTGTCATACGTACCAAATTATCAAAGTTGAAGTTGTCCATGATCTCAGGACGCATCTGAGCTAAAGGTTGTAGCATACCAAGAGTCTTTTCAGTGCCTACATTCTTTACCTCGTTCATTGCAAGCGTTACACGGCTCTTGATATTAATCTTAGGTGTAGCCAACTGCATTGGTTCTTTAGGATCGTTGTTAGGACGAACCATAAGTGCCTCTGGAGCTTTACCAAGTTTGTTAGCTCTGTACGCAATGCCTATGCAGCGTAAGACAAGTGGGTTAATAAGGTCAGTGCGGTATTGATCAAATGTTCCTGTGAACTGATCTAGCTTCTCGCCTATACGCTGACTCACCTCAGTGGCGGTCATACGTTTATCTTCCAAGTTTCCAAGAGCGTTAAAAATGTCTACGAAAAATGCTTTCTTAAGAGCATCACGTTTGTCATCTAACATTTCTTTAGTGTTTTGGTAATCACCTTGTGTCAGCCATTCCCTTGGAACAGCTTCAGGTTGATCTGCCTTGTAAGTTGTCACACCACCTGCGGCTAGTTGGATGTTACCATCAAGGTTGTCTGGATACAGTAGACGCGGGAAGGCTTTCAACTCGGCTAGAGCATCCTGATACTGGGTGACGAAATTAAGTTGGCGTGCTTCTACAAGAGTCTCAAATGCTGGAGAACAACCGTATGCTTGGTCATCTGTACCCCAACGACTCCAACGTAAACAAAAGTATGGCATCTCGTCGTAGCCCTGATAGCTAACGATTTTCTTTTCTACCACTGTCTGGTAAACAGAAGCAAACGCTTTTCCGTTTGTTCCTAACTCACCTACTTTGAAATCATCATTAGGAAATACGTGATGCATGAACTCATACATTTCATCGTACTTCTTTTTATCAAATGCCTCCTGCATCTTCTTAGGCAAGTTCTCGATGCCGAACTTCTGTGCTGCTTGGCGTATGGTTAATTTAAACCAGCGTACAACAGTGTCGATTGTCTTTTCGTCATTCTCGCAGATAACAAATGTTCCAACTTTGAATTGTTCAAAGCGGTAGAGGTTGGCCTTACCTTCTTCCATGAACATAAGAGCCGTACCAAATACACATGCACTTCTGTTGAATGGTTGAACAACGGAATAGAAATTAGACGCCGCAAGTTCTTGGAGAATAGTTTGCGCTGTGTCTGCTGACCAACGTGTAGCTTCATCTACTCCGTTTTCATCTACAGGCTGTGATTGCGGGTTAAGAAGTTTCTGTACGCGAGCACTACCAGGCTGACTCATGTCAGGCTGTCTAGCCATTGCGTTCTTAGTGAGATTGGTTGGTGGTGCTAAGTCTAACCAAGGTTCAGTAGACGGAGTAACCCAGTTACGAACACCAACAGAGCAAGTAGCTGAAGCTCGCATAGCGGTTGATTCGTATAGTCGGTCAAACCAACCAGTAGAGGATTCAGTTTTCTCTGTATTAATGTCGGATACATCAGGCCAAAAGTAGTCAGAGATTTCCTGCCAGCGTGGATCAAATATGCTGTTACGATAGCTCTTTAGCTTATCCGCACGTTTAAATAGCTTAAGTGCTAATTCGTTATCGTCTAAAGAGGCCATGATTAATTAAGAGCTGCTTTAAGTGCTTGGGCTTTGTTCTCTGCCTCTTGCACACGTTCAATAAAAATGTTTACCAGCTCGTCCATAGAGAAGCCTTGAAGCACACCCTTCTTCATTGCTTTACGGTTTATGCCCTCCAAGGTCATTAACATATCTTGGAGTATACCAAATTCAAAATCCCACAAGGGACGTCCAAGAGCGCGAGTGCATTCATCCAAATGTCGTTGTGTAACAACAGGTGATGCTGCCGTCTCGTTCGGCAATGGGTTATTAACAATTTCGTCTGCTTGTGGTAAAATCATGCTAGTCGTCCTCCTGCGGTATTTCCAGGACTTGGTTGATAGGATCCTGGTCCCCCACCTACGCCTGGACCTGAAGATGATCCACCACCCATACTTCCACCAGAACCACTACCAGGGGGAGTCATACCAGCAGCGTAGCCTTGTAAACCACCTGTGCCACCATAGCCACCTTTAGATCCTGCAAACACTGTTTGACCAATGCCCTTACGACGGAGTTGCTGACGATAGGTTGCTTGCTCTACAGCAATGCTTGCCGCGTTATTTTGTGTAACGGGAGGCGTTGGTGTTGGTGCATCTGGAACTGTAGGAGTTGATCCGCCCATAAATTATGTTTTGTTAGTTAAACGCCTTAAGGTTGATATGGCATAAAAGCGAGGAATTTCGTCAAAGCGTTCAAAACCGATCAACGGGAGAGGGTACGGCAATATATTCCATGCCTTGTCTGTTTGTCCAGCCATACCGTATATCCACCACGCATCTTGTCTATAATCATCAAAGGTATACGTTGGTTCTCTGATTAGATTGTAGGACTCTTTACTGTCTACAGGACGACCCATTACGAAGAACTCAGGCGTGCTATAAACGAATCCATGGGCATAGTGCATCTCAAGTATGGATGGGAAGTCTACGCCCTTCTGGGCAAATGTATGTTGTATTTTATCTATTGGGCTCATCGGAATGATTTGAACATTTTTCTAAAACTGTTTTCTTTAACGGGTTCACGAGACACACGTATGTCTATTGTCTTAGTTTGTCTGGCAAACTCTGACGTACCTGTAAGCAGTCCATAGCTATAAGCCTCACCTAATGTACGGATAGCATCAGCCCCGTGTGAGAACTCATCATGCACTGGACGCTCATTAGTAGCTGCCCCAGTTTGCACCTCACGCTTACGATAGTATTCTAAGCAATCCAAACCTGATGGTATAGGAGTCATCTTAGTACCAAACTGCTTTGAACAGTTGGCTCTATGGATCACGAAGCGGGGCATAAGATCACGCACTTGGTTTATCCCTAGCCAAATGTCGGGCGTTCTAGGCACAACACACAAGTCTGTCATACCCGCATCCTTTAAATCGCTTATCCATGTCTTACCACCCCTATCTCTTGTATTAGCATCATGGGGTAGATGGTGCATCTTGATAGGCTTGCTATACCTTTTTTCCCAAATGAGGCATTGATCTACGTAATAAGCAGGCGTCCTACCCGTGTCTGAGAAGTAGTTTAGTAGTAAAATGTCCCTATTGACCAGCTGCACAAGCCATATACAGGTGAAATCCGACTGCCCTAAGTCCCAGAAAGTATACATTGGATGGCCTTGCTCCATAGGAAAGTCCATAATTCTGTTCTCTTTACGTAAGTGATTGATCTGATTGGCGTAGATAGAACCAGGAACTGGAGCCTCAAAGCTACATTCATACTCCCTATCAAAGGCTTCCTTACCCATTACCTTCAAAGCTGAGTCTAATTCAGACTGCGGGAGAAGCTGAGACTTGCTGGATGGCAGGAACAAAGTGAAGTAGTCGTCGTCATGCAGCGCATTGTCGAACAACGTAAAGAAGCTATTGCGACCCTTTGGCGTACCAATCCACAAACACCAACCAAGACGGTCAGACAAAGCAGGCCGTAAAATGTTCTTAAAGAAATCCCCATCCATGTCAGCAGGCTCATCTACTACCACCCCATCTAAGTAGAGCCCACGAAGGCTTTCGCTATTGTCAGCACCATACAAAGTGATTCTACCACCCTTAGGAAGCTGTATGTACAACTCTGACTCACTCACCTTCCTATCTGGTATGCCTGCCGTAAAGTCTTTCAAGTACTGCCAAGCAACAGCCTTAGCCTGTATGCGATAGGGAGCTATGTAAGCAAAACGAGGATTTTTATTAGCACAAAGCAAAGCACCCCTTATAAGCTGGTTAAGAGAAGCAACAGTCTTACCCGACCGTCTATGCGCCACAACCACCATCCACCGCTTCTTACACTCATGCAGCGGCATAAACTGATCCCGAGGACAATAGGCTATCTCTACATCCTTATTCATAACTGGTCAGGGTTCTTAGGAAGCCATATCATAGCCAAACAAAAAACTAAAACTAAGAAGGCAATTGCTATAAAGTAGGGGGAGTGGGGGGAGTACATAGGGGGGTCTTAGGTTAATTATGTAAAGTGTTGTAGGATATGGAGCTGTATAAAGGAATCCTCAATCGTCGAAGGGGGGTGGCGTGGTACATACCCCTAGCCCTTGAGGAATTCCTGAGAGTTTTCCTCATTAACTTGTTTAAGTTCAACTGGTTTGGAAGCCCACCTGACAGTAATTTCTGTGGGAGTGTTGTCTCCTACGTTGCCTAGTAGGCTAGTGCGCTCTTGATACACTTGCGGGTGTAGGCGGGCGGCAACCCACTTGTGCGTATCTATAGCAACCCTTGCGGCATTAGGCTCTATTAACCCCTGCTCTACCTTGTCCGCGAGGCTTAAGATGCGTTCAAAGCTAGCTTCTGCCTGCAGTTTGCGCGCGCGTGCGTAACGTTCAGTGCGTTTTGGATTATTATCCAAGCCTAAATAAAAACTACCTGCCGCTATCTCGTGTTTAGTTAAACATGATCGCAGGCTATTACCTTGAGCAACCTCTTCGAAGATTGCGTTGTACGTTTCATCACTAATTGGCATTTGTTGGAAATAGTGTTCAAACGAACATCTGTTGAATAGGCAAGTGTTTCTCGCTCTCCTGGCATTCCTGGCAATTCAGTTGCCGCGAAAAGTGGAATCCAAATAGTTTTTTTAGGCTCAAATGAAACTATTTTCCCTCTGAAAGTACGATTTATTAAAAAAAAGGTTGATTATTCTATTAATAAGCCGTTTGTTAGTGACAGTTAGATTAACCCTCAATCAAATATAAAAATGAAATATCTGTCAGACAACAATGCAAAGACAACCAAAGGCGAAGAACTTGGCATTTATACAGTTATCCTTTATCTTGCGCCGGCTAACGAATCAGGAGTGATTAACACTTGCCAATTTGCAACCGCTTGCAAAGACGTTTGTATATTTAAAACCGGCCTCGGTCGAATGGATAATGTTATAACCGCTCGCGTAAACCGTACAATCGCGTTTGCTAACAATCCTAAGCTTTTCGTCGAAAACTTGGCTAGTGATATTGAACAAGCGCAAGTAACGGCAAACAATAAAGGTATGAAATTGGCTGTACGTTTAAACGGTACTTCCGACTTACCTTGGGAAAAGTTAGGCGGGTTCTTAAAAGTCAATTTGATGGACCGTTTCCCTTCAGTTGCATTTTACGACTACACTAAAAACGCATCCCGCGCTGAATTGTACGCGCAAGGCGAGATGCCTAAAAACTACCATTTAACCTTCTCTCGTTCTGAATGCAACGGCGAAGA